TTGCACTTCGGTCTTGAGGCGGCGCTGATGGCTGGCCAACTCTGTGGTGGCCAAGCCCGCGCTGTTGAGCGCATCGCGTTGGCGCTGCACCCGTTGCGTCATGTCGGCGTGTTGGGTGCTCAGTTCTTTGGCTTCGCGCTTGGCGGCCTCAAAGGCCTTTTGCATCTTCTTGGTGGGGTTCTCGGTGGCTGCAATCTCTTGGGCCAGCTTCTTGACCTTCTCTTGGGCTTGCGCCATGTTGTGGCCCACCACCGCCGTTTGGCTTTGCAGTGTGCGAAAACCCTCGACCTTGCCGCTTTGCTGGTTCAACTCTTTGATGCGGTCGCGCAGCGCCTTCACCTCGGTGCTGGTGGTCTTGCTGCCCTCCATCACCGACTTGAGCGGTGCGGTCAGCCGGTCCACCGCCGCCATGATGACTTCGAGTTTGAGTTGTGTGCTTGACATGGTTTAGTCGTCTTTCGATGCGCTGCGGCTGCGGGCTTGCTCACGCCACCCCATCAACTCGGTCACCGTCATGGTGTCCATGGCTGCGGGTGGCCAGTGAAAAATCATTGCAATGTCGGCGTAGGCGCTTTCAACGCGCTCGATGATTCCGTTTTCACCGACTTCGGCAGCAAAAAACCAGTCACCGTGGTGGCCATTTGCAACAGGTCCACAGGGTCCATGCCTTCTACATCGTGGGCAGTCAGGGAGGGGTTGGTGATGCGGGGCAGCAACGTGATCGAGGTTTGCACCTCCATGCGCATCAAGTCCATCAAACTCACGCCACGCAACTCGCCCGCGAAGGGCTTGCGCAATTCCACTTTGGTGATGACTTGTTCGCCACGCGTGATGGGTGTTTCGAGCGTGATGGTTTCGGTGGTTGCTTTTGTCATGGTGGCCTTTGTGTGTGGATAAAAGAATGAAGGTGCCCATGATGCTGGCCTTGCGCGCGCGCGTCACGCTGTTTTGGTTGTGGCCTTGGTGGCTACAACAAAAAAGCCCACGGGGTTGATGCCGTGGGCTTTTTGAAGGCGGGCGTGTGGCTGTTATGCCAAGCCGATCGCTCGGCGTTGTTCGGCCAAACGGTCCACACCGTTGATGACTTCGACCATGTTGAGTAAGTCAATTTCGATCAGGGTTTGGCCGTTCTCGATGTACTTGTAATACGTCAAGGCAGTTTTGATTTTGGTCATGCCTTTTTTGCCACCTTCGGCTTCGGGCATGGTGATTTCTTCATGGCGGCCGCGCATGATGATTTCAACCGCCGTGACCGCGCCGGTGTCCTCAGTTTGCACCGCGCCGTTGAAGCGCAGCATGACACCGTCGATCTTGGATGTGGCCCAAGTCTTGAACAACTCGCTGACCACGCCCACGTATTCGTGTTCGGCGGTCATTTCTTCTTGGCCCAAATCGGCCTTGACTGAGCCATTCATGCCAGCGGCACGGTAAGCCTCCATCTTGCGTTTGAGGTCGGGCAGCTTGATTTTTTCGGCCACGCCGAGGAAGCCGATGCCATCGACCGTGAGGCCAAAGTTTTTAAGGTGGCGGGGTTGTGCCATGTGGGGTTCTCCTAGAGTGTGCGGGTGGTGTGGGTGGTTTAGCTGTTGACAGCCTTGGCGAAGTCAATCAGGTACACATCGGTGATTTTTTGGATGAAAGTCAAGTTCTCCAAAGGTGGCACAGGCGTGTAGTCGTAGCTGATGCTCAGCTGGCCGTTCTTGAGCGTGTCTTTGCTGTTGAGCGTTGCGTCATACCAAGCTTTGCCATCAATGATGTAGCCACCGGCCTTCATCTCGCGCAGCTTGGCGTTGATGCCTTCGACAATGTCAGTGGCCAAGCCTGGTGTGAGTGGCAAGTCGTTGGCCCACATGTGGGCTTCGGCGATGGTGTCGGCCAGCACTTGGGCTGTGCGTGTGTAGTTTTCAAACGCGAAAAGCGGGTCGGCGCTGCAAGTGCGTGAGCCCCAAAAGCGGAAACCCTTTTGGCGAATCAGCGTGGTCACGTTGTTTGCATTCAGATAACCGGCGGTGGTGTTGGGGTCTTGCAAATCCCAATCCACATCGATAGTGATGCCTGATACGCCTGGCACTTCCATGTTTGAGATTGACTTGTGCCAGCCAATGTCATTGTCAATCTTGGCGCGCAATCCCAAGGCGCGTGCCACAGAATATTGCGTGGTGGTGGCGGCGCTGGTTGCATCAAAGCCGGTGAAGTCAGGCCAAATGACCATGATTTCACGGGCTCCAAAACCTTTTTGGTAAGCAGTAGCCGCTTCTTTTGTTTTGCAGCCATTTGCGTTTGCGTAAACAAAGCCACGCAGCTTTTTAGCGACAACAACCAAAGCTGTGGCCACGTCTTTGTCGTCCAGCATGGGCACGCCCAAGATTTTTGGCTTCACGCCAAGTTGTGCTTGCGCAGCCAGTAGAGCGCTGATACCCGTCATTTTTCCGTTTGCATCCACGCCGCCAATGATGAGCGCCTTTTGCTTTGCTGCATCGGCTTCTTCCGGTACAACGACCGCAACAATGACGGGGTTGCCAATTTCTGCAATGGCCTTCAACGTAGGGAGCAATGTGCCGCTTACGCCCGCCTTGGAAATGGCTGTTTGAATGTCAGTGATGAGCGCTGAGCCTGTGCGGGGGAAAACGGTTGCATCCGCATCTTTGGATGTGCAAACAATGCCAATCACACCCGTGCTGATGGTGCGAATGGGGCGTGTGCCTGTGTTTACTTCAAAGACGCGAACGCCGTGGTGGTAGTCGATAGCGGCCATGGTGGGGCTCCTGTGTTGCTAGTGGGTGAGGGGTTAAAACGTGGGCCGGTACAGCAAACGCGCTGTGCCGAGTTGTTGGGTGAGGGCGCTTGGCCAAGCGCATGGGCCAGCGGGTTGCCAGCCAGCCTTGACATAGGCGGCGGTGACCAAGGCGCTGCAAATCATGCTGCCATCGCTGGTGTTTTCGTCTTGTTTGGGTTCGGGCAATTTGTCGTCGAACAGGCGGGCAAAGGCGCGAACGAGGCCCCAAGAGGCCAAGCGCTCAATGTCGTGCCAGTCGTACTTTGCCAAGCCATCAAGCAACAGCACGGCCGCGCTTGATGCGGCACGACCGTCTACGCCTTCGGGGGCGCTGTAAACGTCAAAGTCGACACCTTGGTAATGGGACAGGGGGCGGTAGCGACCACCACCTGGGTTTTCTTCAATCACCATCATGCGGGTCACACCGTCGATGCTGATGCTGCGGGCAATGCCCACGTGGCCATGTGGCCCCATCAAGCCCAAACCGAGCGCTGCACCATACACACCCGTGGCGTGAACGGCGATGGTGTCACCGTCACGAATTTGGGCGCGTAGAGCGAGGTAGTCGACATGGAGTTGTTGCATGGCCTCCATGTTGCCCATCACGCGCGCGTGAGGCCAGCCGTTTTGGTTGTGGCCTTGGTGGCTACAACACAAACATGGGTCAGGGGTGGAAGTGGCCTTCAAAACAATGGCGCACTTCGTGGCCAAGGCTTGCAAAGGTCACGATTCTGTTGGTCACGATGACGCACCAGTTGTTGACCTTTGACCATATTGCACACGCCTCAAGTTCGCGGGTTTCCTCTACGGCTTTGAGGCTTCTGCAATAGGCGTTTGCATCGGGCTTGATTAGCCACTTTACATGCACTGAGGTGTGTGTGCGCTCATTCTCGTTGGCTGCAACGAATGGCATGACAGAGGCGCACCCTGTCATAGCCAAACAAAACAATGCAACCAACAGCCGCTTCATCGTGGCACAGCTGCACCCGCGTCGACTTGCGCTTTGAGTGCATCACGCACACCCAATTCGTCGGTGGCTGCGGTCACAGCGGTGCGGGCAATGGTGCGGATTTTCTCGGCCGCGCCCACATACCGCGCGTGGTTGTTGGCGTTGGCCAGCACGGCGTTTGCCCATGTGGTTTGGGCGGCTGCAGTGGTGATGCCCGAGCCTGTCAAAAACGCTGTGCCAAGTGCGCTGGGCGTTTTGTTGGCCAAGATGGCTGTGGCGGTTTCGATCTTGAGTGGCCACGAATCTTTTTCGGCTTGGGTGGGGTTGCCATCCAAGCGCTGAATCAAGGCCTCATGCTCGGTGTTGATGGTGGTCATGGCCGTGGCCTTGGTGGTCACCAGCTTGGCGGCCACCTTGGTGGCGTCAAGTGCCCACCCGTTGTTTTGCCAGCTGTGTTCACGCGTGGGTGGTGGCGTGTCGGTAGCGCCCACATCGGCGGGCAGCACACCCGTGCGGTCGATGCTCACTTGGCTGCAGTCGTCCTTCTTGTAAAGAATCACACCGCGCCAATCGTGGTCGAGCACCCATTGGCCATCTTTGAACATGGGGATGGTGTGCGCCTCTTTGGCGATGGGTTTGATGTGTGTGGCGTTGCGGCTGGTGGGCGTGATGCCAAGCTGGTCAATCGGCTCCACAGGTTCACCGCCCTCGATGTTGAACAGGGGCACGCCGCGCCAATCGGCTTGCACGGTCCACTTGCCATCGGTAAACACCGCCGCCTCATGCGAGGCCGTGGTTGGGGGTGCAATTTCGATGCAGTCAGGCGGCGCCCGAAATTGACC